TGTGTATGCTGTAGAGGCATGGCCAGTACGCATCTCTTTACCAGTGTGTTCGTTGATGTTCATTCCTCTTCCTCAACTAACGGGGCATTCAAATCAATCTCGGGAACACGAGGAACATCAACCACCTTGGTGAGCCATTCCACTTTACCAGCATAAGCAAACGCCCTAATCGAGGGGAAACACTCACGCTTGTACGAGCAGTAGGAGCAGTTGGTGCAGAGTTTCATGTTAGCAGATGTCTTACTCTGAGGTACTGAGTCAAGTGTCTCAACAACAGGTGCCTCACGGTCGATAGCCTTAACTGCCCTAGCAAATCCGTATGCAAATGCACCAGCATCAGGAATGAAAGGAAAGTAGTGAATGTGTCCCAATTCTTTCTGAATGGTTAGGAAGCCCATCTCTTCGCTCTTAAGAACACTAGCGTAGCCGTTTAGTTGTCCGTAATAGCCAAAGGGATCATCAGCCAAACCATCGTGAAACTTACGCTCAGATTGCTTAGTGACACTCTTAACATCCACCACTACTCCGTCAATCGTAGCATCAATACGGCCACGCACACTCCAACCAGTAGCATCATTAACATACTCCACCTGCTTCTGTTCATCTTTCACATCATGTCCTGCATCACGGGCAAGTTGCAACACCAAACTCTCAAGGATGTCGCCATATAAAAACTTCACCTTTGTAGCAGGGGTTAGTGTTTCGGATAGTTCGGGCTTGTGATAGCGATACCACAAACGACGAAGACACACATCCCCCATCTCTGAGAAGTAGATGGTCTTTGGTGTCCTAACCTTGGCAGGGCGTTTACACATCTGCTTAGCATATGCCTGATTGATTTCGGCGTCCATCGAAGAAGGCGCTAATGCGCCGTCTTCTAAGGAGCCAACCACGGCATTAATGTCTGCAACTAGGTTGGCAATGTTTTTCATTACTCAGCATCCACTTCAAACGGGTTGGCATCAACAGCAGGAGACTCAGCCTTGGCTACTTTCATCTCTTTAGCTTTAGCCAAGTCAAGGTCGCCACAGCTATACGCTTCAAACATACGAGCAACAGCAACAATGTGTGCAGCCTTCTCCATGTCAGGGGTTTTCTTGTCAGCAGCCATCTGATCTTTCAACAGATTGACAGCATTGGTGAGGGAGTTCTGACGTACAATGGCACGCTGTCCATCCAGCGGAGGAATGGGGAACACACCCTTACCACCAAAGCTAGGACGACCAGTATCAGTGCTCTTAGGAACACCAGCAGAAGCAGGGGGAGGGGTAGCAGCGCCAGCAATTACAATGGCTTTGGCATCCACTTCTTTCCCATACGTACCCTCAGTGAAGGTGAAGCTAACAGTGTCACCCTTGTTGCACTTAGGCTTAGTGAACCCACACTTATACCACTCACCATCAACCAGAATAGTGAACGTGGGCTTAGGACCAAACTTGGTGTTAACGGGTTTCGAGGTGATTGCTTCTACGGTGCCAGTGATGTTAGACATATTTTTATCCTTTAAATTGGTTAGATTGACGACAGATCATACTCTACTTGGTCGCCCCATGTGGGGCCAAAACTACATCCTACACTTAATTTGACAGGCATTGTGATGCCGTAATGCTTTTCAAATATGGGTGTTGTGTTACTAAGAACAATTTTAGCAGCTTTTATAAATTTGTCAAGTGAATCTTGCTTGACATCGAAAACAATTGAATCATGTACAGTCATAATGGGGAGTGCATAAGAGTCTGCTCCTGCTTGATATAACATTTGGACGATGGCCCCGACCATATGTGGAACAATATCACCAGTTGCAAACCCCTGCACTGGCCAGTTTTTAAGTTCGGTTGGTGAAAATGATACACCTCCTTTCCATTCATTGTCATACTCGTGAAACAGATACATACGTCCAGTTGGCATACGCTTTAGGTAGGCTCCAACAGGCTCACCTTTTGGTGTGTGCCCTGTGGTTAGCTTCCTACCTGCGGCAGCTTCCTTTTGTATACTATTGTGAAACTCTCCCACTCCCTTGTAGCGGGAATAAAAGACATCGATGAACCTCTTTGCATCGGCAGCAGAACATCCAGCACTTTCCGCAATTGCTCTAACTCCTGCTCCATAAACAAGTTGGAAGCTACGCGACTTGAACTTCTTACGTTCCTCTTTAGTTGGGAGTCGTCCATACATCTCCTTATACAGTTGTTCATGCATATCTACACCATGATTGATGTCGTAAGCAAGTTGGGTGTCATTACTAATTGCGGCTAGACCGGCCATCTCAAGTTGAGAGTAGTCAAAGTCTACGAGTACACCATCATCCCACCTACTGTTGTATGCCTTCTTAATGCCTCCTTCCGTTGTCTGGTTTTGAATGTTAGGCTTGTTACATGACAACCTACCTGTCTTGGTGGATACAAGATTGAGATTGGCATGTATCAAGTCAGATGGAAATACCAACTCCTGTAAGTTGACATAATAAGTTTCACGTTGCTTACTCAATGTACGTAGAGATAGGATGATGTCAGCAGCAGGATGGATGGTTGAGAGGTTCTTAAGAACAATGTCGTCAGTTGTCCAGTAGCCCAATTTATTACGAACACTTCCAAATGATTCTGGTGCAGTTGAGAGGATTCCGGGTACAGACACACTGATTTCAACAATCTTAAACTTATCTTTCCCATTCTTATACTTGCCAACCAACTCACGTTTTTTCTGCTTAACATCACCCCCAAAGAAGTAGAGGGACACGTCTTTAGGCGAGGACCATTGCAATGCACTATACCCCGCCCACTTACTTTCTAAGTCTGCAATGTCTACGGCCAACTCATCAGCACGCTTACCAATGTATTCACGGTCAATGTGCATACCGTTAAATTCCATTAGCGTAACAGCAACCAATGCCCTACATTGAGACTCTACCAGCTTCTGCATACCATACTTCTCAACCAACTTCTTCTGTGCAAGATAGACCAACTCGGTGTTAATGCAGTCGTACATCAAATACTCACCAAGCATGTCTTCAGGTATTGCTTCAGTTGGTACACCCTCTTCCCAAAACTCCTTAATCTTATCGTCCTTCAGGCTACCACCATACTTAACAGAACACTCATCAAGTGACGGATAGGTGTTCATCTGGGCAGACAACAGATATTCCACAAGTTGTGTATCCCATACAGACATAGCTGTTAATTGTTTACCAGTAAGCCAACCATACTTGAGTATGTACAGCAGGTCAAACTTAATGTTATGACCAACTAGTGTGTTAGACAAGTGATGGCTGAAATACAGATTGGCCTTGAGTGCATGCTCTGTTACATTACCCTCTGCATCCAGATAGTTGTTGGAGATGTGCGTTTCCTTACTACCATCAGGGAATTTGCGGCTTATCCCCATTTTCACAATGCGATTGTCCGGCCACATCGGATGTGCCTTGCTGCTGATCGGACTCCTGATTGTTGTTTCCAGATCCACGATTGTGTACTCCTCGATTGTGCACATAGTCTTCATTGCTCCAGAACATTTCACATTGACCATTAAACCACGGAGATGCTACAAACCAACTCTGCCAACCCGAAGTGGGTAGGGCTGTGTTACGGTAGCATTGGTCTTTCTTAGGACACTCATCACCAGTGTCTGTTAGTCCCTCACATTGTGTTATATCAGCCATCAGAACACCCCCTCATATCTAGCAATTTCAGGACGGATGGTACATTCAAACTTGCCATGTCTGTAATGTTCCTCACTACGTGGGCCCCCCCACAGCTTGTTTTTCGGTATATGTAAGTAGCGAGTGTAGTCATCTTCTTCTTTACGGCCAATGGTGATGATGAGGTCGGCTTCGCCGGCCTTATCTGTCTTACTACCACGTAACATAGACATGTCAATGTAGTGTGAATGTGCAGCAGCTTCAGAGGCTTGAGAGACAGCAATGACAGGCCCAAACTTCTTAGCGAGGTTACGTGCCCATTCATACAACTTACCTAAACGTAGGTCTTCACGCTCCATCTTCCCATACCCCCACACCTTATCCAACTGATCGAACACTATGAGGGAAGGATTGGTTTCGTTGAACATGTCTGTCAAACTCTTAACATCCATACCCACCATGTCTTCATTGACAATACGGATACGATTGCCAACTTCCTTTTCCCAACGCTCATTATACTCCACTTCGTTAGCTGTAAGAGCAGACACTGTAACTCCGAAATAGCTCTGGATGATACGATGCATCACCTTACTACCGCCCTCCTCATTATTAACCCATATGATGGGGCGGCTAGGATCAGGCATCTGAGCAGCGAAATAGGAGAGTTCAGCAGCAACAAACGTTGTCTTACCTGTGTTAGGACGAGCAGCAAGAATAACAAAGTCACCATCACGTAGAGGGCCAGCAGCTTTGTTCATCTCTTCCAGACGCCATTCATACCCCTTACTTGATACAGCCTTAAGTGTAAACGATAGTCCAGAAGGTACAAACAAATCATCTGTACTTACAGCACGTCCAACTTCCTTGTTATAAGAGGCAAGGATGTTGGACACATCTTCTATGTTGTCACCTGTCTTATCTTGTATAACACCCATAGCCTTATTCAAAATCTGAGTGGCGTAGTCTTTAGTGATGTAGTTCTTAAGAACATCATCTACTAGTACACTAGTAACATCCTCCTCTTCAATTTTTTTGAAGTAGATGGTGTATGTAGCATGCTCCTCACCTTTCAGCTTAGATAGGGTGAGGAAGAATGTATAGAAGTCTTTCCACACAACCTCCTCAACATCAGGATAGGAACGGAAGTAGTTGGACATAACACCCATCACTTTCCATGTCTCCTTACTTACAGCATGCTCCTTAATGTATGGAGATAGACGAGTGAAGAGTGTGCGGTTGCCCAATTTCTTCAGTAAAGATATATCATGCATCAGTATGTTCCTCCAAGTCTTTTAACAATAGATTGATAACATCTACCTCTTGCTTAAGTGTCTCAGCACATATAACTAGACCATTATACAGGTCTTTAGGTACGCTGTCAACTGCTGCTTCTTCAAGACGTAGCACCAACTCACACACCAACGGATCATGGTGAGTACGGAAAATACGAACCAACTCTGAGTTAGAAAGGTGTGAGTACATTTTCAATTTCCTTTTTAATTTGTGGGAGAGTACATTCTTTAGGTTGCTTAAAACAGACATTACCTACGTTAGTGACTGGTTTAAGCTGCTTTGCTACATTAATAGCCCCTGTCTGCCCTGCTGTGTCGTCATCCAACCACACTACAACTTCACTACCCATTGCATAACTCTGAGAAACACCATCTAGTTTTGTTCCTAAGAGCGACATGCTGTTATAACCAGCCTTAACAACCTTATACGCAGACAACAAATCTTCTGTTATAACCAGCGGACCACCAGCATAGGCCGTGAATACAGCAGGTGTTGTACT